GTCTTATCTTCCAGTACGCCAGCTTCAACAATAGTCGCAGTCTGCATTTCTTCCTGGCTGCTTGGCCTGTGGTTGGCATCTGGTTCGCTGCACTAGGTGTCAGCACCATGGCGTTCAACCTCAACGGTTTTAACTTCAATCAATCCATTACTGAGAGTCAAGGTCATGTGATCAACACGTGGGCTGACATCCTCAACCGTGCCAACCTCGGCTTTGAGGTGATGCATGAGCGGAATGCACATAACTTCCCGCTTGACCTTGCATCCGTGGAGACAACTCCCGTGGCACTCATGGCACCTGCCATTGGCTAACTAATTCGTACGTTCATCTATGTTTGACATTCGAGTCTGTGATGATGGTGCACGCATTATTCGTGATGCACTAAGGCTGTATAAAAAACAGTGGCCTGGTGGTCACCCACAAGAACAACAAGATATTGAGTTCTTGGAAACACAGTTTACAAAAATGGTACTTGAGTCAACCATAGACGCATGACCTCCTAAGCATGGAACGGGGCTTAGGTTTTACTAGGTACGAACTCATGTCCAACATCGTTATCCGCTACATCGCAAACGCTAAGAAAAAAGCAGAAAACTATAAAGTTGATGCTCTTCGTTATCGTGGTGTAGTTTACAAGCAACTGGTTAAGTGAGCTTACAGGGAGGTGCAAGTCCTCCCACCAGTCTTGGCGTTGGCCTTCTACGGAAGATACCCTTCGCCGTCTAGACGGTGGGAATAGACCACAAAAATTTTGATCGATCGAAAAGGCTACATATTTCTAACTTCATTATTCAATACCAATGGCTAATACCAATCAGGTAAACCTTGGTCGCGCCAATCTGGCAGGCAACGCCTCTAACAACCGCGACCTTTACTTGGATCTTTTCAGTGGAGAAGTATTCAAGGGCTTCCAATACAACTCTATTGCTCGTGACCTGGTCATGAAGCGTACGCTGAAGAACGGCAAGAGTCTTCAGTTCATCTACACGGGTCGTACCAAGGCTGAATATCACACCCCTGGTACTCCGATCCTGGGTAACTCCGACAAAGCTCCTCCGGTGGCTGAGAAGACCATCACGGTCGATGACCTGCTGGTCAGCTCCGCTTTCCTGTATGAGCTGGACGAGACCCTTGCTCATTACGAGCTGCGTGGTGAGATCTCTCGCAAGATCGGCTACGCCCTGGCTGAAACCTATGACCGGAAGATCTTCCGTAGCATCACCCGTGGTGCACGTCAGGTCTCCCCGATCACCGCTACTGGCTACAAAGAGCCCGGTGGTACTCAGATCCGTCTTGGCTCTGCTACCAACAGTTCTGACGCTACCAACGCTGCTTCTTTGGTTGCAGGCTTCTACGACGCTGCGGCTGCTCTCGACGAAAAGGGAGTCAGCTCTGACGGCCGTGTCGCTGTGATCAACCCTCGTCAATACTACGAGCTGATCCAAGCTGTTGGCAGTAATGGTTTGGTGAACCGTGACGTTCAGGGCACCGCCCTGCAGTCCGGTCAAGGCATCATCGAGATCGCCGGTATCCAGATCTTCAAGTCCATGAACATTCCGTTCCTGGGCAAGTTTGGTACCAACTCCAGCCTGCCTCTGGCTGGTGATTTCGTTGGCGAAACCATGCCTGCTGATGCTGCTGTGTCTGGCGACAACTATGGCTCCCGTAACAACTACGGTGGTCAAGTCTTCGGCAAGTCCTGTGGTCTTATCTTCCAGAAGGAAGCTGCAGGTGTTGTGGAAGCTATCGGACCTCAAGTCCAAGTGACCAGCAACGACGTGTCCGTGATGTATCAGGGCGACCTGATTGTCGGACGCCTCGCTATGGGTGCTGACTATCTGAACCCCGCAGCTGCTGTGGAGTTCATCGTTGACGTTGACCCTGCCGTTTCTAACGGTGCTGTGTCTACTTCTGGTGCTGCTGCATTCTGATTTACCTATCTATTCATTAGATCTACGGGGGACCTTCGGGTCCCCTTTTTTTTATTCATATGACTTCTACTCCCTCTACGATTACACTCGATACCGAACTATCCGCAGTTAACTCTATTCTGGGGAGTATCGGTCAATCCCCAATTACTAGCTTAGACTTTACTAACCCTGAAATTTCTTATATCCATAATCTTCTTCGTGAAGTAAATGTAGATGTACAAAATGAAGGTTGGTCTTTTAACACTGAATATCATGTCACTTACTCACCCAACACTGATGGTTACTTTGTAATTCCTCCTAACGTAATTAGGTTTGACGTTCATGATAATCAAAACATCAGGACAACAGATGTAGTTAAACGCAACGGCAGGCTGTATGACAAGTACAACCACACCGATGTGTTCACTTCAGACCTTTCCCTAGATGTCGTTACCCTTTACGAATTCGATGATCTACCTTCTGTATTCCAACGCTACATCACTTACCGTGCTGCTGGCAGGGCTGCTGCTCAGCTTGTGGGAAACCCTCAGCTGGTACAGCTACTAGCTACACAGGAAGCTCAGGCACGTGCTGCCTGCATGGAATACGAATGTGATCAAGGGGACCACACCTTTATGGGTTGGCCGGACGATACTACATATAACGCATATAAACCTCATCACGCACTACGTCGCTAATGGCAAGTATTACTCAGACTATTTCCAGCTTTACTGGAGGTATTTCACAACAACCTGATGAGCTGATGTTACCAGGTCAAGTAAAGTATTCAATTAACTTTATTCCTGATATTACTGATGGACTTGTAAAAAGACCTGGTAGTCGGTTTCTTGCCACATTAGCTGGAGCTACGTCAGACGGGTCTTGGTTTAGTTATTACCGAGACAAAGCAGAAGGTGCATATATTGGTCAGGTTCAGTTGGATGGAACTGTAAACATGTGGAAAGCCAGTGATGGTTCTGCCGTCGTTGTGCATAATCCTACTGGCGTCGGTGGTTATCTCAACCATACAGAAGGCAAAATGAAGTTTTTGTCTGCTGGTGATACTACTTTTTTAACTAACACTGAAAAAGTGGTAGCCATGACAAACGCTGTTTCTCCTGATAGACCTTTTGTTCACGAAGCTTTTATTGAGTTACGCAAACTTGAACATGGAAGAGAGTACAGTTTTTCTGTTTCAAACGTAGGTACTCAAGAAAGCCAGGTTGGACCGGCAAATAGTGGTCGTGCTGTTGAGCTTGAAGTAGACCTTCCTTCTAAAGGCACACCTCCAAATGGGTTCCGTGAGATCAATAGAAGTAATAATCAAACAGGCATTGACCCATCCCTGGAACACCAATGTTCAGAAATCTTTAATGTAAGCTCTGGTGATGGAAAGAATCTTACTTTTAGGCTTACTACAACAGGACAAGTTGCAGTACAAAGTAACCCAGGTTCTAATATTGACGGCGACGATTATGTAGGTATTTATAATACTAACGTTGAGTTGCTGAGTGGAGGTTATGGTTGGACACAAAACCAGACAGTTACTGTAAACATGAGAAATGTGAACTACACTGTCAGGGTCAAAAATATCCAATCTATCTTTATGAAGAAAGATAGAGGATTTTTCCGGCCAGCTCCGACTTCATATGATGCTGCCATGGATATTTCGGCTGACACTCTTTTAGGTCAAATCGAACAAGGCACTAATGCTGATCAAATCAATATGACAGCCGCCAGCGACGGTAGTACCGGGATTGTTAAAAAAATCGGCAATGGTATTTACTTAGCTAGTAATCAAGCTTTCCAAGTACATACACGTCAGCCTGATCTTTGGAAGATCACCAATATGGAGACGAATAGTGTTACAGATCTTCCACGTAGTTGTAGAAACGGGTTTACCGTCAAGGTTTTGAACAGTGGTGAATCTGCACTTGATGACTTCTATTTGAAGTTTGTTGGTGATGGTGGTGATGGTGCCGGTCGTTGGGAAGAAACTGCTGGGTTCGGTATCAAGACTACTCTTGATGCAACAAAACTTCCGAAAACTCTTCAACGCAAACAAGCAACTGACAATAGTATTAATGGTGTAAGTTCAGGTCAAATTTATTTTGAGTTAAACACTCCAAACTGGAAACTTAGAGAAGTAGGAGATAATGACACAAACCCATTACCTGAGATAGTTGGTCATACAATTTCTCAAACGTTTTTGCATAGAAATAGGCTTGGTTTCCTTACTGAGGATAAAGTAGTCCTTAGTCAAGCTGGTGACCTTTACAACTTCTTCCAAGACTCAGCTTTGGTAATTGGTGCTAGTGATCCAATCAACATCGCTGCCAGTTCTACACAACCTACAAAGTTCGTTGATTGCATTGAAACCAATACTGGTCTTGTTATTTTTGCTGAGACACAACAGTTTATGCTGCATACAGACAGCGATACGTTGACGCCTGAAACCGGTAAGCTTACCAACATTTCTACTTACAGATATAGTCCTTTAGCTCGTCCAGTTTCGTTAGGAACCACTATTGCATTTGCAGACAGTGCTGGTGTTAATACACGCTTCATGGAAATGTTTGACATTCGACGTGAAGGTGAACCTCAGGTTATTGAACAATCAAAAGTTGTCCCAACATTGATGCCTGAAGGTGTTGATATTGTAATTAACAGTAGAGAAAACAATACTGTGTTCTTTATTAAATCAGGCACGGATGAAATTTTTGGTTATCGATACTTCAGTACAGACTCAAAGCGGGTTCAATCAGCTTGGTTTAAATGGGACATAAACGTTAGTATACGCCATGCTTTTGTTTTGGATGACGCACTTATAGTTATTACTAGCGGCTATAAAATGCTTGAGTTTAATCTTCAACGAAAAGATTTAACTCGTGTTGTCACGGGTGATGATTACAGATATGTACCTGAAACATACCCAATTCACATGGATGGAATGGAGACTGTCACTGCTGGTTCATACAGCAGTAGTACAGACTTAACAACAGTGCCATACAGTAATCCTCTAGGTTATTTAACAGATTCTCTTAACTCATTTAGAAAAATTTATGCCGTTAATACAACTTCAGGAGAGGTTTTCCGAATGGAATCCTATGACGGTAGTAATGCTGTTTTCCATGGCAATATATCGGGTCAAAGTTTGATTATTGGCGTTGCCTATTCTCTTGCAATAACATTGCCTCAGATTTACGTTAAAAAAAAAGCAGGTGAGGCAACAGTTTCTGATACTACTGCATCATTGACAATTCAACGTCTTCATTTTAACTGTGGTGCAAGTAGCCAATCTATAGTTTCAATCTTGCCAGTAGGAGCTAGCTTAGGGCGATATACATTTGATACACCAGTAAACGACTGGTATAGAGCTGGAAAAGCACCTTTTAATTCAAGACAAACGGTAACCGTTCCTGTATATCAACGCAACAAGAATTTTGAGATTATTGTCCAGTCAGACTCTCCTGGACCGTTTGATATTCGATCAATGACATGGGAAGGTAACTACACACCTATGTATCACCAACGTGTCTAAATACATTCATCCAATTACTATGCAGGCTGCCTATGAGGTGGCCTGTAATCTACTTCCAGAAGATCGTAAAGAGGTTGTCGAAGGTCATGGACATGACCCTAAACGCAGCCTGCCACTAGGTGCCAAGTATGGCGATTCTGTTTACTTCACAGTACCGAACGGTGAGCTTGCTGGATGTGCAGGAGTCAACCCAGAGGGTGCTATATGGATGCTCTGCACTCCTGCTATACATAAATACCCAATCACTTTCGCTAGAGAAGCGAAACGCTATGTAGAAGGTCGATCCGAAGAACTTCTTTGGAACATAGTAGATAAGCGGAACACCACCCACCTAAAGCTTCTCAAATTCCTAGGTTTTAAATTCCTTCGGGAGTTTCCATATGGACCTAACAATTTAACCTTTATAGAATTTTGCCGTGTGCGTTAGTATAACTAGCTTGGTACTCGGTGGTTTGTCTGCTGCTGCAGGGGCTGCTAGTGCTATTGGTCAACACCAAAGTGCTCAAGCTCAGGCTGCTGCTCAAAACCGCTCAATTGCTAATCGAGCTAATCAAAGAAACAGACAGTACGAACTGGAGTCTCTCCAAGGCGTAGCTGAATACAATACTGCCAAACTTGGCTTTCAAAGACAAACAGAAGAAATAGCTAGTGAGTATTCAGAGTTTGTTGCTGAGGAACAACTAGCTCGTGATGACAGAATCAACGAGTATCTTTTAGCTGATCAAAACCTTGTCACAAAATTACTGGGTGAGCAAAAAGCTAATGAAGGCGGTCGTGCTCGTTCATATGGTGGAAACCTTGCACGTGAGATTGGACGTCAACGTGCGTTAATTCAGGGCAACCTTGGAAGATCTGAAATTGCTTCTAAAATTGCTAAAGACAAAGCCCGTAAATCCGCCACATCTCAACGGCAACAGCTGTTCCTTAACATCAACAATCCATATCGCCCAGGTCCTGCACCTAGTCAGGATGTTGAGTTTGTCAAGGGTCCTTCACCTCTGGGGCTCGTTGCTGGGGTTGCTGGTGCAGCAGTTCAAGGCGCTTCTACTTATGACTCGTTTGCACCTACAGGTAGTAAAATCTCTGACCTCGTATGACATCATCTTATCAAGGCATCTCACAGGGTAACCGTGGTTTTAATCCTGACCCTACGCCTAATTACACTACACAAATTCAACGACGCAATCAAGAACTTCAACGTGATATTGATCGCTTTAACACTTCTGTTAATGCCAACGACGCTGCACGTCTAGTCAATGCAGAGATGGCAGGCGATGGCATGAAAGCCTTGGGTCAGTTATCTAAAACTCTTGGTGATGTACTTGGTGAAGTTCAAAGGGAACGGATTAAAAAGTTCCAAAACCAAGCCAAGCTTTTGAAGGCTGCTAATCTTGATACCCCTGAAAAGATTGAAGCGGCACGTAAAGAACAAGACCGTCAGGAAAAGGAGCTTCGCGAAACAAACGCAGAGCTAAATAAAGTCAAAGACAAAATGGTTAAAAACCAAGAACCATTTAATGTCATTCAAGACATCGGTAAGCTCAACGGTTATCACATTGCTGAATTAAATCGCCTTAACATCATTGAGAAATCACAAACTTATGATCAAGGCGTACAGGACTATATCGCTGAACAGGTTCAATCTGGAAGGGATGCAAGTCCTGATGCACAAGTTGGCTATGCGAAGGAATATACTACTCAGTTCCTTAGTGAACTGCAGAATTTCAGCAGCCCTCTAATTGCTAAATATGCTTTGCCTTTTATTACTGAAGGGCAAGCTAAGCGTATCCAGGCCATTCGTACACAAGAGGCAGAAGATGAATCTGCCATGACACGTGCAGATGCGACTAACAAGCTTATTGAAACGGGCGATGGAGAAGCATATCTAAACTCAGTTCGCTTTACCGTAGACGGTAATGGCAACATGCTTGGTTATGCAGGCGCGTTAAATGAGCTAGAAAATGTAATCCGTCGTCAAGCAACTGCTCGTCAACCTATTGACTTTGATCAGCTTGGTGAGTCCAATATCAACAATGGTAAAAAGCTCAAAGATCATCCTCGTTTTGCTTTCTTTAAGCAGATCTACGACGATATTCAAGGTCAGAACTTTGACAAAGACATGACCAATCGAAGGCGTGATCTTGAGCAAATTCAGCTTAATTTCCTTGAGCAAGGTGCTAAGCGTGGTTATGTCTATACAGACGAAGATATTGAGCGGCTCTATGAAGAGTACGGTGAGGTTTACTCTAAAGGCGAACTAAGCTTTCTTGAAGACTATGAAACAAGTCAAGAACGTGACGCTGAAGACGACAAAGAAGCCCTAAAAGATCTCCGTATCCGTAAGGGATACCTTGTCGAGTCTGATCTAGCTGGTGTACATCCTGATGCCTATATTGCATACATGCAGGTAGTACAGGAGGACGAGCCGCGAGCAAAAGCAGAAGGTAGTTACGACTCTAAATTAGATACAGAAGCTAATCGTTTTGCTGACAAGATCTACACCGAAGAGGTTGGCTCTAAAGACAAAACACCTCAATGGGGTATTGCACAGAGAAATATCAAAGACAAGCTTTTGCAAAGGTTCGATCAAAACCTCGAAAATGGTATGGATGCTGAGTCTGCATATAGAGATGCAGTTAATGATCAATTCATTGCCTTTGGTGGGGCTGGAGCAATTCCTGAGGAAAAAAGGAATGAATTTACTTCTGTCTATGCAATCGAAACTGATACGGCGTTTGCAACAAAGATTGCACAAACTGCTCTTTATGTTCGCGATGCTGTCCTTAGAGGTGATGACCTAAGCACTTCTCGGATTCCTGGCACTGTTAAAGAACTAAAGCAGCTTGAAGAGTACAACGCCGGTCGTGGAGAAATCCCTGAACTTTATTATAAAGTAGCTAGAAATGTTAAAAATCTTTCTGCCTGGGATATTGCTAATTCTCAATATAAAGCATATACAGGCAATGAACTTGGGAAAACTTCTAGCGAGAAAGCTCGTGATCAGATGAGTCCTGCATTACGTGCAGCATTGGATTACAAGCCTACTCGCTCAAAAATCTTTAGGGCAAACGAAAATGCCGACTTTAATGATCCAGTACTTACCTTAAGTGGTGACACTAATCTTTTGAAACAAGCTGCTGATATTACTGGTAAATATGAAGCGGGTGCTGCTGGATACAACGCAGTTAACCAGATTGGAATTGACGGTGGTCACGGTACAAAAGGTTTTTCTGGTGACTTCAGACAGATGAATCAACACGGTGGAAAAGATTTGACCACTATGACGCTAGGCGAAATTATGGATCTACAAGCCAATTCAGATATGTCTGACGGGCAATGGATTCGTGAAGGCAGGCTTCATGCAGTGGGACGTTATCAATTCGTCGGTACAACACTTAAAGGTCTAGTCAATCGTTTAGGTATCCCCCTTACAACTAAATTCACTCCTCAACTACAAGATCAACTATTTGCTTCACTGCTTAAGAGCGGTGGTCCTGGTCAATGGATTGGTCTGACCAAAGCTACGGCTAACGAAATGGCTGTTATCCAAGCAGCTAGAAATTCATTATGATTAAGCCTGAACTAATTAACCCTGATGATCTTCTACGGAAGTCTCAGAACATAGAAAAATCTCTTGCTGAGGAAGAAGCTGAAGAAGAACGACAGCAACAATTTCTTGCTGCGCAAGAGGTACAACAAGAACTTGACGACAAAGGATTTAAAGCAGATCCTAAGGGAGAAGAGGTAACCAAACTCCTCAAAGAAGAACAAGCTGACATTACAGGTATTCCTGAAGTTGACAGAGCACTGGCTGGTGCTGCTTTAACCACTACTGAGTCTCTCCTCACCTTTGCCGAACGTGTCAAAGAGATGACCACTGGTGAGATGAGTGAAGAGATAAAAAATGATCCAAAAGGTAAGTACAAACCGGACTGGTTTAATTCCTACGGCGGTGCCGTTGATTTTCTCCAAGACGCACAAGATGACGTTCAAACCAAAACTTGGTGGGGTGGTTTCATTGAGGTCGGTGCTCACTATGGTTCTCTAGGTTTTATTGGCAAAGCATCTAAAGCTTTTAAAGGTCTAGGTAAGTTTGAAGATGTTGCCATTGGTGCAGCATCTGACCTTGTGTCTGTTGATTCACAAGATCAAAACGCTACCTCCGCAATCGTTGAAGCTCAGCTTCTTAAGCGTATTCCTTGGGTTGGTGAGGTTCTTCAAGGTGGTTTCGATGCAGGTGTAGCCCCCTGGCTTGCCACCAAAGAAACTGATCACCCTTGGATGAAGACCCTCAAAAACATGGCTGAGGGTGTCGGTCTTGACATGATTGCCTCAAAGGTTCTGTCTCGACTTGACCCTGTAGAAGACGCTGCACGTAAACAGAACATCACTGATCAAGTTGATGAAGCTGCACGGGAAGAGATGGCACAGGAAGCTGCAGCTCGTTCTGCCTTCCAACGTGCTGAAGCCTTGCGTGCTGATCGTCCCCAGCTTGCTGACCAAGCTATCGATGTAGAGGTTCTCCGTGATCCTCCTGAAATAGAAGGTGAAGCCATTCGTGCACTACCTCCTGCAGGTGAGCCCGGTAACCAATTCAGAGCACACAAAAACAAATCCATTGCTGACCCCTGGCAGGGCAGCCCTACATCTGCCAAGAAACCTTTTGACGTTGCCTCTCAGGCTGAACACCTGGGACGTACTTGGAAGACAGCAGGTGCTGGCTCTACTGACTCTGTGTTTACAGCTAAGCAGCTTGAGAACATGGCTCGTTCTGTCGATGTGACAGAGACCGAGTTCCGCCGAATGATGAAGGATCTCGTCACTGACGAGCGTTATCAGGACATGCTTAAGCAGGCAAAGAATGCTGGTCAATCAATGCGTGCTACTTACGGTGGCGCGTATGACCGTGTCCGTGAGGCGCTGGGTCGTGACTACACCGATATGGATCCAGATTCCTTCTGGAGTGTCATGTCTCGTGATTCCGACACCATTGCTGGTTTGGAGTCTTGGAACAGTGAAGCCATCCTGGCTGCTGACCTGATCAATGCATCGCTGTTTAAGCAGGTGCGTGACATGGGTATCGGTATGCGTGAGATTGGTGAGTTCGCTGACCTTAATGACATTGATGGTCCTATGAAGGCGACTGTCGATCGTTTGGTTGTCGGTCTGACCAACGTCAAACGCTCTCGTTATTTGGCAGGTGCAAAGCTCCAGGGTCTTGACTTCAATACACCTGGTGCCAAGAAACAGATGAAAGAAACCCTGGATAAACAGGTTTCTGAATCTAAAGAAGCGTTGATGGCTTACTTGGAACTTGCCAAAGATCAGCCTACGGATGAGATGACTGACATCTTGGCAGAGTTCTTCTCTATGTCTAACGATGTCCACAACCTCACCGACTTTGACGCATACATGCGAGCAAAGCTTCGTGGTGGTGATTTTAAAGAAAAAGGTTACCCCAGCCGTGTCGTTAAAGAACTTGGTTCTGTGATGGTACACAGCATCCTGAGCGGCGTTAAGACGCCTCTGAGGGCAATGATGGGTACATTCACCGCATCCTTTGCTAGACCGCTTTCTACGGCCATTGGGGCGTCAATCAGCGGCGATCGTGCATTGGCACGTGCAAGCCTTGCTGGTGTTAATGCATACGTACAGACAATCCCCGAAGCTTTCAAGCTCTTTAAGACCAATCTAAGTGCTTATTGGGCTGGTGATATTGCTGACTTGAAGACCCGATATACCGAAGGTGTATCTAAGGATGATGAATCCTGGGCTGTCATGGGTAAATGGGCTGAAACAAACGGCACTGTTACCGACAAAGCTGCTTATCGGATTGCTGATATTGCACGTACTTTGAACAGCAAGAACTTCCTTACCTATAACACCAAGATTATGGGTGCTACGGATGATGCTTTTGCACTTCTGATGGCTCGTGCACGTGCTCGTGAAAAGGCAATGCTCGAAGCTATGGACATCCACAAGACTGGTGAGCATGTAGACATTACGCCTGAGTTGCTTAAAGAGTATGAAAACAAGTTCTACTCCAAGCTTCTCGACGAAGATGGCAACATTAACCTCAAGAGTGATCTCTATCTTGAGTCACAAGTCAAAGAAGCAACTCTGACCACAGAGCTTCGCGGTCTCTCTAAGAACCTTGAGCGTTTGTTTGAAGCAGCTCCAATGCTTAAACCGTTCTTCCTGTTTGCAAGAACTGGTATTAACGGACTTGAATTTAGTGCTAAGCACATGCCAGCAGTAAACATGCTGGTCAAAGAACAGCGAGATATTCTCTTTGCTAAAGCTGATGACCTTGCGTCTGTAAAACAGTATGGCATTGAAACTGCTGTTGATCTAGCTAACGCAAAGGCTTTGATGAAAGGTCGTCAAGCCATTGGTAGTGCTGTTGTGATGATGGGTGGTCTTTATTACGCCACAGGCAACCTCACAGGTAACGGTCCTCAAGATCGCCGTCTGCGTAAACTCTGGATGGATACTGGTTGGCAACCTAGGTCTTTCAAAGTACCGACCCCTGCTGGTGATGTTTGGGTGAGCTACGAAGCATTTGAACCGTTTAACAATATCCTTTCGACTATTGCGGACATTGGCGACAACCAAGCTTTGATGGGTCCACAGTGGGCTGAAAGCAATCTTGTTTCTGTTTCATTGGCTGTTGCCGGTGGTGTGGTTAGTAAGTCCTACCTTCAAGGTATTAGCCAATTGGTTGACCTGTTTAGCGGTGAGCCTTACCAGATGCAAAAGATTGCTGGCAACATTGCTAACAACACTGTTCCTCTTGCTGGATTGCGTAACGACATTGGTCGGACCCTTAACTCCCCAATGCGTGAGATCAATAAGAACATCTTCGACACTATCCGTAATCGCAACCTGACTTCTGAATTTGGTCCTGGTCAAGATCTTCCCACGAAGTACGATCTTCTGAATGGTAAAAAGATTCGTGATTGGAACTTTATTGAGAAGATGTACAACCTGATTTCACCTGTAAATCTAAGCCTTAACCAAAGCGATGGTCGTACCTTGCTTTGGAATAGTAACTATGACTTACGTTTGGCTGGTTACTCCTCACCTGACGGTATCCCTCTCAAGGAATATCCACAACTTAGGTCAGAGTTCCAGAAGTATTTAGGGCAGCAGAACCTAGAAGGTCAGCTTGACAAACTTGCAGAGCGTGACGATGTTATTGCTTCTGTTGCTCGTATGAACAGGGATCTTCGAGCTAACAAGAAAGAGCTAGATCCTATGAAAGCTTACACCCATAACAAATTGATTAAGGCAAAGTTCGAAACTGCACGTAAAAAAGCTTGGGCTTTAGTACGTCAAAATAACCCTGATCTCGTAGCCGAACTCTATAAAAAGCAACAGGATATTGCAGCTGAAGAGGCTAGAACCCGCAACGAAACAAGTGCTCCTGCTCAAATCCAAACTATTAGACAACTACAGAACAACTAATGGCTGAATCTCAATACACAGCTCCAGCCACTTACACAATTACTTTTCCTTCGTTGTCTCAAGCTGAGGTCAAGGTAAGTGTTAACGGAGCAGAACTATCTACAAGTAACTACTCTATCTCTGGTTATGCTACTAGCGGTAGTGGTACTGTATCTATCTCCTCCACCGTTAATAATGGAGACATCGTTCGTATCTATCGTGATACTGATGTTTCAAGCGCCGAAGCTACTTTTTCGCCCGGTGCTTCAATCAAAGCTAACGACCTCAACGAAAACAATAAACAACTTCGTTATAAAGCAGAAGAAAAGGTTGACTCAGGTAACATTGCCTCAAGGGCTGTCACCACAGATGCTCTTCGTGATGCAAACGTAACGACAGTCAAAATTGCTGATGCAAATGTAACAACAGCTAAGATTGCTGATAGTAACGTTACGACGGCAAAGATTGCAGACTCCAATGTAACGACAGCAAAGATTGCTGACGCTAACGTTGTAACCTCCAAGATTGCTGACGCTAATGTAACTACTGCTAAAATTGCTGATAGCAATGTTACCACTGCAAAGATTGCAGATAACAACGTAACTGAGCCCAAGCTTGCAACCAATTCTGTCACTAATCGACAGATCGCTGATAACTCTATTAGCGGCGATAAGCTGACTAATAACACCCTTGATGTGCAAAAGATCAAGGGTCTTGATAAGGCAGAAACAGCTGAATACGCTACTACTTGGGATAACGACGACGATCAAGTCGCAACTGTTGGCGCTATTGCCAAACGTCTAGATGCAATCGTCAGTACAAGTCAACCAACCAACGCACAGGTCGGTAAATTCTGGTACAACCCATCAGAAGGCATCAACGCCTTGTACATGTGGCAAGGGACTGAATGGAAAGTCCTGACCTCTGGTACTCCCTACATCCCTGCCGGAACAACAATTGTTCGTTATGTCGATGCTGTTAATGGTAGTGACGACGTAAATAACTCTGGCTTCCTACCTCAGTCACCTCTTCGTTCGATTAAACGTGCCATCACTCTGATCAACGCTTCTAACTCTGGTGACGGAACACTGGTTGTGGTTGAGCCTGGTGTCTACCAGGAGGCGCTGCCGCTTCGTATCGAAAAGAATAACGTCTCCGTTGTTGGTAAGTCCCTACGTAGCTGTTTTATTCACCCAACAGTTGCTACCGAAAACAACAACATGTGGGAAGTCGATAGCGGCACCTACATCAGTGGCTTCACGATGCTGGGTCTAAAGGTCCCCACCAGTGACCAAGGCTCACGTAACAACGCGATTGACAACGACTCTACTTACGGTCTGCCTTCTAACCAGCCGTTTGCTGTTTCGTTCCGTTCTGGTGATCCTGTCATCCTTAAGAGTCCGTACGTTCAAAACTGTACGCACTTTAGTGATGCTCATTTTGACAACGCTAATTTCGATCCTAATACCTTCCCGTCTACTGACTCCCAAACTTATAGCGCAGTAGCAGGTGACCAAACTTCTGCACCTTGCGGTGGTGGTGTTTTGGTTGACGGCTCCGTGCCAGCTCAGTCAAGCCCCATCCGAAGCATGGTGGTCGATGCGTTTACTCAGATCACCCTTGATGGTCCTGGCGTACTTGTTACTAACAACGGCTATGCACAGCTTGTGTCGTTCTTCGGCACGTTCTGTCATTACCACGCGAAGGCTAAAAATGGCGGTCAGATCAACCTGAGCAACTGCGTCACTGACTTCGGTCGGTATGGCCTGATTGCAGAAGGTAAGAGTCCTACACCTATCGCTACTGCTACGGCAAGTGCGGCTAACTCTGGTGCCACTACGGTGACTATCGGTGCTATCAGCACTGCTGGCACCTTCCACGGAACGGTATCTCGTCCGTTGGATCACATGATGATGACCATCGATGGTGCTGATTATGGCGTTGTAAGTAGTGCTGCTAATGGGTCTGGCTGGGATGTGACTATCACACCGGCTCTAGCTTCCAACATCAGTAACACAGCTGTCAGCTTTGCTCTTCGTTCTTATATCAGCACTGGTGGACATACTTTTGAGTTTGTCGGTGTAGGTACTGACTACGGTGATCACCCCGACAATGGCGGTGTTCCTGTTGAAGCCAACCAAGTCAAAGAACTAAGTGGTGGTAAGGTCTGGCAATCCAGTACTGACCATATCGGTAAATTTAAAGCTGGTAGTGTACTTGTTGTTAATCAGGTAGCTGAAACTGTAGACCTTAAAGCCACGACTGTGACTGGTAACATTGCAGTCACTGGTACTGTTGACGGTCGTGATGTAGCAGCTGACGGTACAAAGCTAGATGGAATTGAAGCAGGTGCAACTGCTGATCAAACTGCAGCAGAGATCCGTACCCTTGTCGAATCTGCTACTGACTCCAATGTCTTTACTGATGCTGATCACACCAAGCTGAACGGTATCGCTGCAGGTGCTGAAGTAAACGTCAACGCTGATTGGAACGCAACCAGTGGTGATGCACAGATCCTTAATAAACCTACTCTTTATTCAGACAGTAGCGTAGACACACACCTCAACCTATCTACTGCAGCTAACGGTGAAGTCCTCAGCTGGAATGGTTCTGATTATGATTGGGTTGCTGCAGCAGCTGGTGGTGTAAGTGATGGTGATAAAGGTGATATTACTGTATCTAATAGTGGTGCAACCTTTACTATTGATAACGGTGTCGTAAGCACTGCAAAGATTGCAGACGACGCTGTTACCGCTGACAAACTGGCTAACACTTCTGTAACTGCAGGTAGCTACGGTTCTGCAACTGCCATTCCTGCAATCACTATTGATGCTCAAGGTCGTATTACTGCCGCTTCAACTAATTCTGTTAGCGGCGGAGGCGGCGTAAGTGATAACAGCACTAATGCTGGTAGCTTTGGTCTTGGTCCTAATGCTCTTGATTCAGAAACAGGCGGTTCAAACAACACTGCTTTGGGTAAAGACGCTCTTACTGCGTTGACCAATGGAGTTGCCAGCACTGCTGTTGGTAAAGAAGCTGCTAAATCGGTCGTTGATGGTTATGGCAACACTGCTATCGGTTTTGAAGCTCTTCCGTACAACTCAACAGGTGGCTATAACGTTGCGATAGGTCCTCAAGCGGTTGGTCGTGGTGCTTTTGGTGTTTCCTTTAGTAATAATATTGGTATAGGTTACCAGGCGCTTTACGAAGTTGAAGGTAGTGACAACACAGCAGTTGGTCACAAAGCTATTGCGTCAGCCACCAGCGGCGAGAGAAACACTGCTGTTGGCTATCAAGCTTTGGAGGATTGTACCCTTGGGGAAAGAAATACCTCTGTTGGTTACAAAGCTGGCGGAAATATTACGTCTGGAAGCAATAACACTGTAATTGGTTTCCTTGCTGGCAACATACAAACTGGCGACAACAATACTTGCATTGGAAATGATGCAGATCCAAGTACCACCAATGTTTCAAATGAAGTCGTTCTTGGCAATACCAGCGTTGCAACTCTGCGATGCAACGTCCAATCGATTAGCAGTTTGTCTGATGGTCGCGACAAAACCGAAGTAGAAGACCTGCCTTTAGGTCTGGATTTTATTGATACACTTCGTCCCGTTAAATTTAAATGGGATACTCGTGATGGCAACGGTAAAGACGGTTCTTATGCAGCTGGTTTTATTGCTCAAGATCTTCAATCTGCCCAATCTATTTCTAGTGCTGAGTACCTAGACATGGTTATGGATTCTAATCCTGATCGACTTGAAGCTCGTTATAGCCAACTTATTCCTGTTTTAGTACAGGCAATCAAAGATCTTAAATCTGAAATTGAAATTCTTAAGTTAAATGCCTGAAGAAGAACTTACTGATGCTCGAATTGCACACCACTACTCTGCTGCTCTCAACAGCGTCACTCTAATTAACCAACTGGTTGCTCTGTCTGAGCGCACTGACTATCAAGTTGATATTGTTCGTCGGAATGTTGGTCACCTTGAAATTATGGTTGCAAAAGACTTCTGGACCACAGAAGATCTCGGACCTTTTAACGCTGCTATTACCGCAGGTAAAGCTGTACTTCCCACTAAATAATTATGATCACCCTTATCCGTCCAATCCTGATGTCGTTCCTTGGTAGCGACCAAGTAAAACGTCTTATTGTTGATTTGCTGAGTAAAGCAGCCGAAGCATCTGATAATACTATCGATGACCAGGCAGTTGCTTTCATCGAACGTGGTTTCTTTGGTGATAAATAATGGACTTTCCGGAGTTCCCAGACTTTCCGTCTTTGGTTCTCCCAGATGCTCCTGTATTGCCTAAACCAGCCCTAGAGGTACCAAGAGCCCACGTACCTAGTTACAAACCCCTTGTAGTGCCTCCTAGCGACCTTAGAGCGCCTCCAGGCGTTAAAGGCGAGGCTAAAGATGAAGAATCAAATTCCAAATCTGAAACGCCTGCAGTCAAATTACCAACCGATATTAGACAGGTAGAGATTCCCTTTACTAACGTAGAGATGCCTTTACCTTCTAACGAAATACTTGTTACTGCTGGTACTACTGCTGTTGTGTCTGTTGCAGCCACCCTTTCAGCAACAGCGGTTTTTAAGTGGACTGTTAATTTAATGAAACCAATACTTAAAACAGCATGGAACAAGTTGACCAAAAAGAAACAAACCCAAAAAACTTCTTAGCTAAAGTAAAAGAAAATACAGAAGAAGAACTACAAATTCTTGGAACATTTGTTCGCTTGGGCGTAGTTATTTGGAGTGGTTTTATTATTACTTTGAATTATGTCGAACTGCCAATGATCAAAAAAGGTCAAAGCGGTGGTGACATAACTTTCGTAGCCAGCGTTTTTACTGGAGCGCTTGCTACTTTTGGGCTTACAACTTCTAACACCAAATCCAACAACAAATCTCCTGACCCTAAAAAGAAAGAAGAATGAAACGACTACTGTTTTTGTTGTTGCTAGCTACACCTGCGGCTGCACAAATTGAACCCAATTTTACTCAGGGTTCTATGCAACAAACCATCAACACTACCCAAACCATTGACGAACAGGTAGTTACCGAAATCTACGGAGGTGATTATTCATACTATTCTGGAAGCAACGTTACACCCAGCGGAAACATCACAGATCCGAACACAACGTTTTCAGTGACCAATGCAGGTCAACAGTTTCACGTCGAACAAGTGACTCGTGCAGCAGGTCTAATCGAAACAACCACGATCGACCGAGACATCACCACAACCTCTACTACTACTTCCTTGTCGGTCTTCTCTCAGTAAGCCCCGCGTTGGCTGAAGGTGAAGCACCAGAAGTACAAAACCAAAGCAACCCAGTAGCAGCAGCAACCGGAAATGTTGTAAATCAAAATGTTAACATGCAAAATTCTGGTGCACCTTCGCGTCAGTATTTTGCTGCTAACAATAACTGCAACGGAGCTACTGCTCAGGTAACCCCTTTTTACATGGGTAACGACACAGTTCCTATGGAATCTGAAGGTTACGTCCGTAATAACAACTGGGGAATGCAAGTAAGTCTCAGTATTCCACTAGACGGAAGCATGGTTGAGCTGTGTAAAAACATAGCTCGTAAACATGAACAAAAAATGCGACTTGATTACGAGCTTGTTCGTGCACTTAAATGTACTGAAATTATGAAAGCTGGGTTTACATTTAGACCTGGCAGTCGTGTAGAAGTATTGTGCCACGATATTGTACCTATAGTATCCCTACAAAATGAGTGAAGCAATTGTTAGTTTAGCTGTTGCAGTTATCGCTGGTGGTGCTGCTTTAAACAACAGGTTACACAACCGAATAAATAGCGTCCATGAACGCATCAGTTCACTTGATCGAAGACTTGACGGGATTGAACTGACAGTTGCTTCCGACTACGTAAAAAAAGCTGAATTAGCTGAATTACTTTCTCGTATGGAAGACCACATGGTACGTATTGAAAACAAACTAGACCAAATAGTTTTCAGAAATGGCTAAGAAAAAGGCGACTGAGGATCAGTTTAACGAACTACATAACCTCGTCACTACAGAGTTCCTTGCACGCATTAAGTCTGGCGAGGCAACAACTCAAGATCTAAAAGCAGCGTGTGACTGGCTTAAAACTAACGACATCAGTGGTGTTGCCTATGACGGTAACCCCTTGTCAAAACTTGCCAATGTCATGCCTGAAATAGATCCAGAAATGGTACAGCGGAGACTTTATGGAAAAGCGATTTAGCGGTCCTAAATACGCTAACGGGAACCATAAGTCCCAACAAAAAGCATACAACAAAACATCAAAAGGGAAAAAGCTGCGTGTAAACGCAAATCGACTACGCCGTCAACTGAAGATCCGCAAAGGCGATCCACGTGATGCTGCTCACTACAAAGGCAGCACTACTAAAGGACGACCTCAAGCGAGATCGAAAAACAGAGCTAGTCGTACTAAATGACCCCTTTACTTCCAACTCCTGATCACTATCTATACAACCTAATAACCATGACGTCTCCAGAAGCTAAGCGCCTTTGGAGGCGCAGCATCAAAGAACATTTTGGATGCACATGTGTTTATTGCGGAATAACTTATGAATTACATGAACTCACACTTGATCACGTACATCCTCGTTCTCTTGGGGGTGAAGACATTTCATCGAATGTCGTACCAGCGTGTACCTGTTGTAATCAGGACAAAGGAAGTAACCACTGGCGCTCTTGGATGAGAGCCCGTTTTGGAATGAATCTACTTAGGGAAGGTTTGATTCTTTCCCATATTAGTTAAACAACATATCCACTCAAGTATAACCGAATCGCCGTCCGCAAGGGCGGCTTTTTTAATGGGAAAAGCCCGATTTATTAAACAACTTGCTGGTGTTGTATCTAAACCAGCTCATAAAGCATATAAACCAACTTCTTCATTTCAAAAGTTAGCAATTTCACGCGAGTTTGCTGACAACATAAACCAACGGAGACCTAAACCTCCTAGGCCAAAATTGCCAAAAGATGTCGGTGCTAAATACCGCAAATATGGTCAACAGTTCTACAAAGAACACGGCACTCTTACTGGACACCAAACGCTCACCTATGAAGGCAATACTTTTGATTTGAAGTCAAACAGTAAATTCCTTAAATCTGGCGAGTTGTCAGTTAAAGCTCGTTCACTTGAAACAAAAAATGCACAAGACTCTAAACGACAACGTATGGAGTCTGAGCAAACACTCGGAACTGATGACTATAAATTTGGTCATCACCGCGTTGAACTAGATCTAATTGACAAAGTAATTGAAGGTCTACCGGATGCAGAAAGACTTCGGTTCTTGAAATATGTTCAAAAACTTTGGCCTTCATTTGTTACTGGTAATAGTAGTGGCAACCTAATCGGTCCGGCTGGTGATTTACCTACCAAAGTCCACAACGGTATTCACATGAAACTCCGTGAAGCTGGTTTAGATCCTCGCAAGATGGATTTTCGTAATGCCACTTACAAACAACGTCTTCGTTTTATTCGTGAGGCACAGGCAGTCCTTATCGACATAGATAAATATATGTTTAAAGGAATGCAAGCTGCTGCTGCTGCACGAGCTGGTACAGCTCTTTAATTTTATATGTCCAACGTTTTAGAGGCGTTGCAAGGTGACTTCAAGCTGTTTCTACAAGCTATGTGGTCTCAGCTTGATCTGCCCGAACCTACAAAAGCACAATACGCAATTGCTGATTACTTACAGCACGGTCCAAAACGACTGCAAATTCAAGCCTTCCGTGGGGTTGGTAAGAGTTGGATTACAGGTGCGTTCGTGTTGTGGGTCCTCTTTAATAACCCTGAAAAGAAGATCATGATTATCTCCGCTTCAAAAGAGCGTGCAGACAACATGTCTATCTTCCTGCAAAAACTAATCATTGAAACGCCATGGCTTTCTCATTTACGCCCGAAGTCCGACGATGCAAGGTGGTCGAGGATAAGCTTCGATGTGAACTGCTCACCAGCCCAAGCTCCAAGCGTAAAAAGCGTGGGCATCACTGGACAGCTCACAGGAAGCCGCGCAGATTTAATGATTCTCGACGACATTGAAGTTCCTGGTAACTCAATGACGGAAATGATGCGGTCAAAGCTTCTACAACTCTGTACTGAAGCTGAGTCCATCCTTACACCAAAGGATGACTCCCGCATTATGTACCTCGGTACACCTCAAACCACCTTCACGATCTATAAAAAGCTTGCAGAGCGTAATTATCGACCTCTGGTGTGGCCTGCCAGGGTTCCACGCAAGATGTCTAACTACGAAGGCGTTATAGCCCCACAGCTGCAAGCTGACATCGATAACGGTGCTCAACCTTGGGATGTAACCGACCCTGATCGATTCCAAGATGATGACCTACTTGAACGTGAAGCGTCCATGGGACGCAGTAACTTCATGCTTCAGTTCATGCTCGATACGAGCCTGTCTGACGCAGAAAAGTTCCCTCTTAAAAACAGTGACCTCATCGTCACTTCTGTTAACCCTACTGATGCTCCAGACAACATCATCTGGTGCTCAGACCCACAAAACTGTGTCAAAGAACTCCCCACTGTCGGGTTACCTGGAGATTATTTCTACAGTCCAATGCAACTCCAGGGGGAATGGAGTCCTTACGATGACACAATCTGCTCAGTTGACCCGTCGGGTCGTGGATCGGATGAAACGGTTGCAGCTTATATCAGCCAAAGAAACGGTGTTATGTACTTGCACGAAATGCGTGCTTACCACGACGGATACAGCGACAACACGTTACTGGACATTTTAAGAGGTTGTAAAAAGTACGGCGTAAAGACACTCCTTATTGAATCTAACTTCGGAGACGGTATCGTTGCTGAACTATTTAAGAAGCATCTACAACAAACAAAACAAGCCATCCACATTGAAGAGACACGTGCCAACGTACGTAAAGAAGACAGAATCATTGACACACTTGAGCCTGTACTTAATCAACACCGGCTTGTTGTAGACAAAAAGGTAGTTGAATGGGACTACGCTTCTAATCCCGACACAGCACCTGAGAAACGACTCGAATACATGCTCTTCTACCAGATGAGTCGTATGTGTCGTGAAAAGGGTGCAGTACGACATGATGACCGTATTGACGCACTAGCACAAGGCGTCAAATACTTTACCGACATCCTTTCTATTAGTGCTCAACAACAGATCATTAACCGTAAGCGAGATGAATGGAACGACATCATAGAGAACTGGGAAGATGACCTTGACTGCTTTGCTGGACACCTTGTCTTTAACATGAATATGGAACAAAGAAAGCAAGCAAGAGGGGATGACAGAAACTCAGTCTCCACCTGGGTTTAGGTGCAATACCACCCGTATACAGGGAGAAGGGTGGACTCCCTGTGACTTGGGGACTTTCGAGTCCCCTTATCTAATGAAACTAGACAACTGATCAATTCTTTTTTTTTTATTACAAGGATTCAAATGCTGTTGATCTAGTGACTCGTTTACTACTGTATGTCCTCCGTTAAACTCATTCATTCAACACCAGATGGTGATGACCTTGTTGCCTACATGGCAAGGGTGTCTAATCCAGATAATCAGAACAACACTGAGACCAGTGCAAGGCTGATTAAATACCTCATTAAACACAAGCATTGGTCACCCTTTGAGATGGTGAACATGTGCGTAGAAATCAACACCACTAGAAGTATTGCAGCACAGATCCTTAGGCATCGTAGCTTTAGCTTTCAAGAGTTTAGTCAGCGTTATGCTGAGGTGACTGCTAAACCTGATACTCTTGTCGTTCGTCGTCAAGACTCGAAGAATAGACAGTCAAGTATTGATGATGTCGATCCTTATACCAAGCAAGACTTTCAAATCAAAGCACAGCAGGTGTATGACCTTTCATACGGTCTATACAACGAAATGCTGGCAGCAGGTATTGCAAAAGAATGTGCAAGGGAGGTCTTACCTCTTTCAGCTCCAACTAAGTTGTACATGAATGGAACCCTGAGGTCGTGGATTCATTACACAGATCTTCGTTGTAGTAATGGTACTCAGCTTGAACATAAGGTTATTGCTGATCAATGTCGTGAGGTTATGGAGTCATGTTTTCCTTTGGTATCGAAAGCTTTGTCGTCTATTTGACCGGGTTTGTGGCGGCTTGTACTGCCAATACGGCTAGTTTTAAGGCTTGTCTAGATGTTGGCAGTTATATGCCGGGATATATCAATGACTTAGTCGAATATGTCCGGTTTGAGCCGTATGAACGGGAGAAAACCTACCTCCGTGAATTTTGACACAATTTTCTGAAGCCTATTAACGTACGTACATGGCCGCAAATCCCCCCTATGGGGGTCGGTTTTCCCGCGCTAGATGTGCGATCTAGCCATCGCGCCTAGGCATCAGCCGCCCGCGGTAGTTGAAACCCGCGCGAAAGCAGCTCGACCCGGTCCGTCAAAGTCACACGATCTGTCGCGACTCCTAAGCTATGCTTATTACTGAGATAAGAACGACTAATCAATGCTGTGATCCATTGCTATCACTACGATCTGGTCATATGCTGTGCCACTTCCTTCGACTGTCCACCATGATTGACCGATCCACTGCGGTATATTGACTATCAGAAGAGTTCTTTGAAGATTGAGTATCTCGACTCTCCCTGTAAGGGGGAGGAGAGTCTCGATCCTTCAATCAGAACTCTCTGGAACCTTGACAACTGCATAACTCGTTACGACCTCGGCAGCTGCGGCTAACCGTTCGCCATGAGGTAGAGCCTGGAGGTGCTTGACCAGTTGGCCGGCCAGGATGTATACACTCCCGTATGACGGGACATGGCGGAGCCACACGCCCAATTGTTCATGGCAGGCTGACATGCATCGGCGTGCACCCCGTTCGAGTCGGGGACCAGTCATTGCGTCAACAAGGACGCATCTATTCACTTGCTATCACTACATGTTCATCAACATTCCTTGCCGTACATCTGACTGCGTTGAGCGTATGGTCGTCGACC